ATAATTTTTTTTAATATGACTTAAAATTAATAATATATATTTTTTGTTCATATCTATTAAGTTGGTTGTTTTAAGTCTTTCTACTTCAAAAAAACCCCTTATATTTTCACTAAACAAAGTATAAACATTACTCTGAATATCTCTTGATAAAAATTTAAAAATCTCCGCATCTGTAATAACATCCCAAAGTGTATCAATATTATCCTTTTGTATAAAACTTTGAATACTTGTAATACTTTGAACACTCATTAAAATATATAAATATAGATTTATCTTTTTATATATTTTTTTTATTTATAAAGAATCATTAAAGTAAATTTTTCTGAAATTTTCCATATATTTATCTTTTAATATATGAGTTTTCAAATAATTTTCTGTAAATTTGTCTTCTAACATATGAACAATAAAAAAAAGTGAATATATACCACACTCAGTATTACCATATTGATGTTCTATTCTCTCATTACTATCAAATTCAAAATTTATTTTTGGAGTAAGTTTTTTACCCTGATCAATTACTCGATCAACTAAAACCATAATTTGTTTTGGTGGTGCATCTCCAGTACTATCAAAAAAGAATATTTTTTTCTTTTTTATGTTAATAAACATAGAAATCCAATGTTCTCCTGGTTTATTATGAGGATCTGTATTAAATATAATACCAATTTTAGTTTTTCCACTTTGTATTTGTTCTTTTACACTAAAATTACATAATTCATCCCAAATACATTCTCCATATAATTTTTTTGTATCAAAATCAATTGGTGAAGGTCCAATAAAGTCAAAACATTTATATGCTTTTTCATATTGTTTCATAACATTCATAATATCTACGCTCGATAACCATTCATTTGGATTTTTTTTCCATTCAGCAGGTGATTCTGGTGCAAACGAATCCGCTACATCACTATCTACTTTACCAAATTGTGATTTTTGTTTTAACCAGCATGATTCTTTATTACAAATACCACTAAGATGCTTACTAATTTCTTGATGAATTATTTTTGGTAAATTACTTTTAATTTTTGCATCTGGATGGCGAGCATTCCATAAGTCTCTTAATTTATAAAGCGACTTATTTGAATAACAAGAAAATTTGTTTATTTCGTCTTTTGGTTTTGGACTGCAATTTACTTTGGATAAATGTAGATCTTTTTTTTCTTTTTTTTCTTTTTTACCGCCAAAATATTTTTTATTTATAGTTTTATTATGTTTCATTTTTGATTTTCTTTTTTGTGTCTTCATATAGTTTATATTTATTATTTATCTTAGGAATCTATTTTTTTACACATTAAATTTGTTGAATCGCTTTTAGGCTTTATTACATCTTTTTCAAATGTGGATTTAGTTTTAGTTTTTAATTTAGTTTTAGTTTTTTTATCTTGATCTGTTAATGTAAAAATCAATATTTTATCTGCTTCTAAATTATTTTCTGATTGATTTATTTCGTTAAATGATACATCTTGAATTAATGTATTTTCTTCTGTAAAAATAAAATCTTTGAATTCAGATTGTATAACATCATTGCTATCTTTTGTTTTAAAATATTGTATACATGCATTTAGATAGTTATTGTATGCATATTTTATATCCATTGGTAAATCTTCTGGTTCTGAACCTGTTATACTATCCTTAAATAATTGAAAAATACGTTTTTTATAAAATTTACGTTCTTCCTTATTGACTTTTGCCATTTTTTTATTTTGAACGTGATCTGTATACATTTCTTTATTTAAAAGACAATCTAAAGTTATTTGATTAACAAAATCCACTTTTAAAAAAGGTGGAGTCAATAAATATCAGATTTAACCGCATCCACCTTTTTTCCACCTTTAAGAAAGGTGGAGCCAAATACGCAACAAATATAGAAAATCTTTGGCTCCACCTTTCTCAAAGGTGGATAAAGATTTGGCTCCACCTTTCTACTACGTTAGTGAAATGTGGATTTTGTTAAATCACGAACTTGAACTCTAGTACTATTATTAAATAGATTGGTACCTACTATGTTTTCATCTGGATTTGGATTAAAACTAGAAAAACTATTATCATAAAATAATAGTTCGTGAGGATTTGGCTGTGAAATGGTTTTAAATTTATAGTTATATAAGTCACTTTTACTAGATGGAACATATACCGCCTGACTACATTTTTGCAGAGCATAAATTTGATTTCTTAATTCAGATTCTTTATTTATATTAGATGCAAAACCAGACCAAGGAGAGGTTCTATTTCCTGGATTAAACACTTGATGTACATTATATGTGGGTACATGTAATGGTGCAACATTCAATTCTTTTCTAGGATCAACAATTGGGAAATAGGAATATTTTGTTAATACTGGTCTTACGTCTATGTAAGGCTGTAAAACTTTTGAAGGTATATTTCTATCATAAATTCTTGAATTCGTTTCTTGATGCATTTTCGCAACACTTTCTTCTCCATTGGAATTTGTACAAGGTTGGTTCATTGATATACATATACAAAAAAAAATCACCTTTATCCACCTTTATCCACCTTTAGAAAAGGTGGAGCCAAATATACAAATTTTGGTTTCATTTTGTTACTATTTTTGATGGCTTTTTTAAAAACATTATTACTATTTGCTTCAACCTTTTAAAAACATTATTACTATTTGGCTCCACCTTTTCTAAAGGTGGATTTGTTATTATAAAAATATATAAAGAAATTGTTATATATTATTATCATGTGTGGTATTTTTGCTCTTCTAAATTATAGTATTACAAATGTTAAAAATGTAATTGAAGAATTTATGAAAGGACAAGGAAGAGGACCGGAATTTTCTAAATTAGATACTTCCTATATTAAATTGACATTAGGATTTCATAGACTCGCTATTAATGGACTAAACGAAGCATCTAATCAACCCCTTGTAATTAATGACATTGTTCTCATTTGTAATGGAGAAATTTATAATTATAAACAATTGTATAAAATGATGGATATTGAACCTGAAACTGGCTCTGATTGTGAAGTTATTATTCATCTTTTTCTTAGATATGGTATTGAACAAACGTTGACTATGTTAGATGGCGTGTTTGCATTTATTTTATTTGATAATCGCACTAGTGAAGACGCAAATAATAAAGTGTATGTAGCTAGAGATCCATTTGGGGTTAGACCTTTGTATTATTTGAAAAATTCGGCTGATATTTCAGTCGGATTCGTTCCATCAGATTTCATGTATGGTTTTGCATCTGAGCTTAAATGTTTAGAACATTTTTATAATAAAAATACAAATAATTATTCTATTGAACAATTTCAACCAGGAACTTATAGTGTATATAACTTGTCCAATAAAGTTTTTTCTATTTGGACACCCATTAAAGAAAATATTGTGTATTTTGTTCCTTCTTTTTCTTACATTTCCTCTATTGATGATGAACAAAATTTTGTACCTTTATTAGATAATGTTTATAAAAATATTAAATATTATTTGACAAGTGCAGTAGAAAAAAGATGTCTGACTACAGAGCGACCCATTGCGTGTCTTTTATCTGGAGGTCTTGATAGCAGTTTAATCGCTGCACTCGTTTCAGAGTATTATAAAAATAATCATATTGGCAAAGTTCTAGAAACATATAGTATTGGTCTAGAAGGTTCTGAAGACTTGAAATATGCTCGCGTTGTTGCGCACTATATTGGTAGCAAACATAATGAAGTCGTAGTTACAGAAGATGATATGTTTAACGCTATTCCAGAGGTTATTCAAAAGATTGAAAGTTATGATACGACTTCGATTAGAGCAAGTATTGGTAACTATTTATTAGGAAAATATATTGCCGCACATTCAGATGCAAAGGTAATTTTTAATGGTGATGGATCTGATGAGTTACTTGGAGGATATTTGTATATGAATAAATGTCCCGATGATATAGAGTTTGATAGAGAAACGCGGCGATTATTAAAAGATATTCATTTATTTGATGTGTTGCGTTCAGATAAATCTATATCATCCAATGGTCTTGAACCTCGTACACCATTTCTGGATAAAACTTTTGTGAATTATGTTTTATCTATTCCTGCTTATTTCAGAAATCATAAAAATATTGGTAAAATAGAGAAATTCTTGTTGCGACACGCATTTTCTAAAGAACAAATATTATCTGATGAAATTCTCTGGAGAAGAAAAGAAGCATTTAGTGATGGTGTCAGTAGTCAAGGTCGTTCTTTATATTCTATTCTTCAAGAAAAAATTGCAAAAAAGCTAGAAAATGTAATTACTCCTTTTACAGAAGGTATTGAACTCGAAAAATATTATTACAAGACACTTTTTGACGAATTCTTTCCAAATTGTCAAACAATTGTGCCGTATTTTTGGATGCCAAAATATACGGATGCTACAGATCCAAGTGCTAGGACGTTAACTTTTTATGAAAAAAAAAATTAAAATGATTTCTTTAACAATTCTTCTATATATAACTCTTGTTCTTTTTCACTATTATATATTTTAAATTCTTCATCGTTTTTCAAAATATTATCTATATACGTTTTTGGTACTTTATATTTTAATTTGAATTCTTTATATAAGTCATCATTATTTATGTTTGTTTCATTAATAGTTATAGTTTTTCCAAATATTTTGCTTAAAATTGTATCCCAATTATGAATATTTTTAAACAATAATTTTACAAAGACTATGTTTTTATACTCTTTACTATTATATCCTTCTTTAAAATTAAATTCTTTAAAATTTTCTATATTATATTCATTCATTATTTCATTAATGCTGTGATATTCTTCAATAAAATTAATGTAATCATTATTAAATATATTTATTAATTCTTCAACACTTTTACTTTTATAATCAGGAACATGAATACATAGATTTTGAAAAAAACTTGATATTTTTCTTTCAATTGGTAAACGATAACTATCAATTATATAAATTTTTTTTTTTAAATTATTTATTGTATCAACTACATTATCTTTAGTAGGAATATAACCAAAATTTTCACTAAATCCATGACTATCAAAATCATGCAAATGAATACAATTCATAACAGAGTTTCTAATAGTTTCAGTTAAACATGTTCCACCGCATTTTCCTGAACAAAATACTATGCAATCTAAGTTATTCAAATACTCTTGTAAATTATTCATTTATATATAGATATATATATAAAATTGTATAATATTATACTATATATATACATTTTTATATCTAAATCTATGTATATAATAGAATGATTACTAGTAAATTTTTATATAAAATCCAAGATAAGTTATTTAATATATTTATATTTATATCTTGGACTTTAATAATTATTTCTGCGTTAGGATTTTCTCAAAGTACACCAAAATTTCTTTCTAATTTAGACTATTATGTAAGTATTTATATTTGTCTTTTTTTAATGTGGAGGTTTCATCCATTTAAAAGTAAATATGAATTTACTGATTTAGACCGCAAAATTGCATTTACTGCTGGTTTATTTATTTTTACAACTACTGCATTACATAAATACTTGTTAGATGCTAAAAATTATTTTCAAATTTAATTTTTAAATTTAATTTTTATTTTTATAGGTTTTATTTTTTTGATATATATTTTTTTTTATTGTTTTATTTTTTTTAGGATTATCATTGAAAAATATTTGCAAATGGCTAATAATATGTTTACCTACAATTTTATCTATTTCATATTCTTTTTCATTCTTATTTATATATTGATATTTGTAAAGTTTCCAATGATCTAACATTATTTTTTCAAAATCTTTTACATTTGCATATTTTTTCCCTATATGTGATTCTGTATACCTTTTTAACATTTCTTCAAATGATAAATCATAATAATATGGTTTAATATTTATGTAGTATACATGTTCATTTGACATTCCAGGATGGAATGTGTCATCTAAAAAACAAATTTCTGCATTTTCGGGTAACTTTGTACATCGAATAAAGTCCTCGTGTGTTTTATTGTGTGTTGTTCTGAATATTTCAACTTGCTTTCCATTTACTTTGAATGCTGCAATTACTTGATCAATTAATTTAATACCAATTTTTGCTTCAAAATATTTTACAATATGTTGTACCCATTCACGAGGTCCATTATTGTTTGTGTATATCATCATTTTATGACAACATTTGGATTCTTTTTTTCCTTTTAAGTACTTTAAAATATTCATTATATTTGGTCGCAAAAACTCAGGAAATAAATCTAGTAAATTGTTAAAATCATTTTGTGTTAATGTTTGCTTGTTATTTATTTTTACATAACTAGATATACAATCCCAAAAAATACCAAATTCAGTGAAATAGCCAAGGGTTTCGTCTAAATCAAATACAACAATTTTCATTACTTATATATATTCACTATTAGAAAATCCACCTTTAGAAAAGGTGGAGCCAAAATATCACCTTTAGAAAAGGTGGGGCCAAAATATCACCTTTAGACCAAAGGTACTGGCATTGCAAAAGTGGAGTAAAATCTATAACAAAGTTGCAAGGTTTGGCTCCACCTTTGCAAAAGGTGGAATGAATTAAAATATTTGTAAATACTATAGAACATCTATGTCCGAATTAAATAATAAAGATTATATGCACATTTTAGACTATTATAAAAAATCAATACCTAAATCAAAACGTTTATTAAAAATAGAAGCAGAAAAAATACTTGCTTCAAAGTTATGCAAATGTATAAAAAAAATAGATCCTACCAATGAGGCAAAATCAATCGGTATTTGTACTAAATCAGTCATTAATAAGAAAGGATATAGTCGTGGAAAATTTACGTGCAGAGGAAAGCCTACTATTATAATTAAGAAGATGACAAAAAATTCTACGAGAAGAAAACAATCTTGATAATTATATTTGTATATTATAATATGACAAAAAATGTTCCATATTATGATATTATTATTATTGGTTCAGGAATGTCTGGATTGTATAGTGCATACCAGATAAAAAAATTTGCTCCTCATAAATCATTTCTTATTTTAGAAAAATTTCATAAACAATGGATAGGAGGAAGAACCAGTAATGAAATGTTTTATGGAACACGAGTTGTTACCGGTGCTGGTATAGGTCGAAAAGATACAAATCCCTTACTGATTCACTTAATGAAAGAATTACATATAAAATTTACAGAATTTCATTCTATTATGGATTATTCGCAATTATTTCATCCAGTTGATGTTGAAAAAACTATTAACCAATTAAAAATATTTTATAAAAAATATCCAGAATATCAAGGTTTTACATTTAAGCAATTTTTTATTAAAATTTTAGGACCAAAATTATATAAACAATTCATAATATCTGCAGGATATACAGATTATGAAAATGCTGATTTATATGAAACATTATATAATTATGGCATGGATGATAATAAGGGTGGTTGGACTGGACTTTTTGTACCTTGGAAAGAATTAGTTCATACTTTATATAATAAAATCGGTTCTAAACATTTTAAATTTGATCAAAATATTGTTCAAATTCAGCGAACTAGAGAGAACCCTTGTACATTTCGAATTATAACTGAAACTGGTACAAATTATTTGTGTAATAAAGTTATTGTTGCTACCACTATTGATGGTATCAAAAAATTAGTTCCTGGCAATCATGGACTATATGAACAAATACATGGGCAACCTTTTTTGCGATTATATGGAAAATTTAATAAAAAATCAACTGAAATCATGCAGAAATATGTACCAAATTATACTATTGTACCAGGACCTCTTCAAAAAATTATTCCTATGAATTCGGAAAAAGGAGTTTATATGATTGCTTATAGCGATAATGCAAATGCCATTGCATTAAAAAATCATTTGAAAAATACACCAGAAAATCGCGATTTATATTGTCAACTTATTGAGCAGTCACTTGGAATTCCAAATGGTTCTCTCCAATTAATAGCAATAAAAGATTTTTATTGGCCTATTGGGACACACTATTATGACCCTTTGAATAAGTCTGAATTTAAAACGAGAGATCAGTTTTTAAAAGAAGCGCAACATCCTGAAAAAGGGATGCTTGTTGTTGGTGAAGCAGTTAGTAGATATCAGGGTTGGGTAGAAGGTGCATTAGAATCAGTAGAGGCGGTTGTAACAAAAAAATGGATTACCGATCAGTGTTAAACAAACAAATAATAACCATGATAACCTATTGATGCAAAACCTAACATTAGCAGCAGCTCAAAGTATTTTCTTTTAGTATTCTCTCTATTGTAACCAATATAGATAAGTAATGGTCCTACTAAAAGAATATGAATCAGATTTACCCAATATGGTTTATCCGCTTTTATATAATTATAAGTCTTGTAAATATGATATAATATGATGATAATACCTAGTCCTAGTAATAATGGATACATATAGCTTGGAATATTATCTCTTTTAATACCTACATAAAGAAATAGGCTGCCAACAATAAGTATGTGAAATAAGTGTACAAGCGTTTCAGGATTCATTATATTTATATATATATTATTTTCTTTTCTTGTAATAATATATAATGGTTCATCATTATGAAAATACCGAAGTTAAGAATTTACAAAATGGGGGCAAAGTTGTGCGTAAAGTTTCTATTAAGAACGGAAAAGGATATAAAAGTGTTACCAAGTATCACAAAGGGAGAAAAGTAGCTAATATAAAAAAACAAATTAATAAAGATCATATTGCTCGTATTAAAATGGGTGAATTTATACCTGGGTTGTTTTCTGATTGCAGATGTAATAAAAAAACACGTAGAAATAAATAAATTATTTTGACAAATGATCTAGAGCTGATAAAAGTACTTGTTCTTGCTCTGTTAGCTTCTGAAATATTAATTGTTTGTCGAATGATAATTGAAAATATCTAGATTTAAAACCATAATTTTTGCATATACAATAGACGCCATCTTCTTTTATTTTCATTTCGCAGAACATGGCGCCTTGTTTTAAATGAATATTTTTAGGATCTTCTAAGGGTATCCATCTTATATGTGCACCATATTTCAAGTCATTCATTTCATCAACATATTTATAGTCTTTTAATTTTTGAAGTAGCTCAAGCGTTTGAACCTTTGATAAATGAAGTTCTTTTAATATATTCAAATTCATCTCTCTAATTTTATCTGTAGTAAAATTCATGAGTGTTTCGTTTGTGTCATCATCTAATGCTTTTAATAGCTTATTTACGTCCATATAAATATAATTATAAAGTAAATTGTATTTATATCCTTCTACTTTTAGAAAAAGTAGAGCCAAAACTAACTATTTTTAAGGTGGACTTGGATCCACCTTTCTCAAAGGTGGAGCAAAATGAAAAAGATTTGGCTCTTAGCTCCGCAGAACCTTTCTACTACGTAGTGAAAGTTGGAAAAGATTTGGCTCTTAGCTCAGCAGAACCTTTCTCAAAGGTGGATAGATTTGGTTCCACCTTTTCTAAAGGTGGA